CGTTGAGTAAATTTAACTATAAACAGCAATAAGCAGTGCAACACAGTTTGATATGACAATCAATCGTCTATTATGTGACTGTTGGGAACTTATAAACAGAAAAATAATTGATACACCGGGTGATATTACAGAAGCATTTAATCTACCGGTGATTCATGTATTATATGCAGAACTTGAAAAAGAATCAGTTTATAGATTTGAAGAAGTAACGATATAGATTTATAAAACTATGAAAGGGGTGTTGCAGGATGGCAAAACTTACTGCAAAACAGCAAATGTTCTGTGATGAGTATTTGATTGACCTGAATGCAACACAGGCAGCTATCAGAAGCGGTTATTCAGTCAAAACAGCAAATGAACAGGGTGCTAGATTGTTAGCAAATGTTAGTGTGCAAGAAGCTATCGCAAAGGAAATGGCAGAAAGAAGCAAGAGAACAGGAATAAACCAAGACAGGGTTGTTCTTGAACTTGCGAAAATGGCATTTGTTAATATTGATGATGTGGTTGATATAAAAACTGGTGCTGTGAAAGAAAATGCTTCAAAAGATGATTTGGCTTGCATTCAAAGTATCAAGTACAAAAAATCAGAAGGCATTAATGGAACATCCGTTGAACGTGAGGTAAAAATTGCTGATAAGAAATCAACACTAGAACTGTTAGGAAAGCATCTTGGAATGTGGAATGATAAATTTAATTTGACTGTTTCTGTTCCTGTTGTTATATCAGGAGAAGATGATCTTGAAGATTAGGCGGTGAATAGCCTATGATTAAAGAAAACATATCTTCACAACACGTTTTTGGGTACATGAAATATATTCTGTACCCGGAAGATTATAAGCCAAAGAAGAATAAAGAAAAAAACCGTGTAAAACTTCCTGATGTTGTAGGAAAAGGATATAGTACATTTTGGCATTTTAAAGGCAGATACAGGGTAGTTAAAGGAAGCCGTGCTTCAAAGAAATCAAAAACAACAGCTTTATGGTACATTACAAATCTGATAAAGTACAAGGAAGCAAATCTTCTTGTTGTTCGTAAAACATACAGAACATTGAAGGATTCCTGCTATACAGAACTGAAATGGGCAGCAAGGCGGTTAGGTGTAGAAGAACACTTTACTTTTAAGGAATCACCGCTTGAAATCACATACAATCCAACAGGACAGAAAATATATTTCAGGGGATTGGATGATCCTTTGAAAGTAACATCTGTTACTGTAGATGTTGGGTGCCTTTGTTGGATGTGGATTGAAGAAGCATATGAAATCATGAAAGAAGATGATTTCAATATACTTGATGAATCAATTCGTGGTGAATGCCCGGAAGGACTATTTAAGCAGATAACATTTACATTCAATCCATGGAATGAAAGGCACTGGATAAAGAAAAGATTCTTTGATGCACCGCATGATCCTGATATATTGGCAATCACAACAAACTATCTTTGCAATGAATGGTTAGATAAAGCGGATTTGAAGGTTTTTGAAACTATGAAGAAGAACAATCCAAGAAGATATGCTGTTGCAGGTCTTGGCGGTTGGGGTGTTATTGATGGATTAGTATTTGAGAACTGGAAAGAAGAATCATTTGAATTAGAGCAGGTAAGACAATATAAATCAGCATTTGGTCTTGATTTCGGTTATACGAATGATCCAAGTGCTTTTTTTGTTGGTTTTATAGATTTAGAGAATAAAAAACTGTATGTGTATGATGAATTTTATCAGCCTGGAATGTCAAACAGGAAGATTGCTGATGAAATAGTATCAATGGGATATGCAAAAGAGCATATCACAGCCGATTGTGCAGAGCCGAAATCCATTGATGAATTAAAAGGATATGGATTGAGAGTAAAAGGCGCAGAAAAAGGGAAAGACAGCATTCAGAACGGCATACAGTGGATTCAGGATTTGGAAATCATCATTCATCCAAGGTGTGTGAACTTCCTTACTGAAATAAGCAATTACACATGGGATGTTGATAAATTTGGAAACAAGCTGAATAAACCTATTGATGATTTTAACCATTTGATGGATGCAATGCGGTATGCATTAGAAAAATACATCAAGGGTAATAAGTGGTTGTATTAGAATGCATCTGTAACAGCGTATAATGTATCAAATTTCAATTTTAAATACACAAAGGATAAAATACTAGCATACAAAAGAAAAGTGCCTAAATGGATCAAATACGAAAGATAACCTTATGGAGCAGTAAGAGAAAGTGAGGTTATCATGGCAGAATTAGAAGCGATCACAAGGGAAGAAAAGTATTTGGGTCATATGACGGGTATTTGCAATGAAATGCCTGACCAACCGATCACAAGGCTTGAACGGTTCCTTTATGAACTGTGCAAATGCACAAAAGGGAATATCAGCTTCCCGGTTGATGAAGAAGGGCAGATTATCATAGGCGAAATAGGACAGGTTCTTGCATCAGACGGGCAAGGCGGTCTTGTGTGGGTTGAAGGTGGCGGTGCTGAATGGAAAGCAAGCCTGAAAGGAATATTGCAGGGTGATATTGCACATCCTGTTTTTCCTGATGATTTGGAATCAATCAAGGAATATGCATTTTATGAAAATGATGTGATAGCATCTGAAACGTTTCCTGATTCAGTGAAAAAGATAGGAAATTATGCATTTTATTATTGCAAAAATTTAGCACTTAGAACATTACCGACAAGCCTTGAATCAATCGGTGATTATGCATTCACCGGGTGTTCCAATATTACAATAGATTCTCTTCCAAGCGGTTTGAAATCAATAGGATTTAACGCATTTTCACAATGCAAGAATATCACGATATCTTCAATGCCTGAAAGCGTAACGGCTGTTTTTATGTATGCCTTCCAAGGATGCGAAAATTTAAGGCTGACAAATATCAATGTTCAGAAAGAGTGGCTTAACAGCACATTTGAAGGATGTGTTAATTTAGAAATCACTGAAATACCGGAAGGAACGGAAAGAATCTATTATAACGTTTTCAAAGGATGTACAGGAATAACTGAATTAACGTTCCCTTCAACGATAAAAGAGATTGCAGATAATGCATTTGAAGCGTGCGACAATCTGAAAACAATAAATGTTCCATGGTCAGAAGGTGCTATTGCAAATGCACCATGGGGAGCGGTAAATGCAACGATTAATTATGATTACACAGGATAAGCAGAAAGGCGGTGTAAACATTGCTTACGATTGAAGAAATAAAGCAGTTTATGAGTGAAGATGCTGCATCAGATAAAAAGAAGTTTGCAAGAAAAGGACAAGCGTACTATGACGGAGATCATGACATCAAAGATTACCGTCTTTTTTATTACAACAGTGACGGTGTTCTTGTAGAGGATAAGACACGAAGCAATATAAAGATATGCCATCCGTTCTTTACGGAATTGGTAGATCAGGCGGTGCAGTACATTCTTTCAAGTGATGATGGATTCTTTAAATCAGATATTCCTGAATTACAGAAAGAACTTGACACCTATTTCAACGAGAATGATGACTTCACATCTGAATTTTCAGATGTTCTTACAGGATGTATGTCAAAAGGCTTTGATTATATGTATGCATATAAGAACAAAGACGGAAAGACAGCTTTCCAATGTGCTGACAGTATCGGTGTAATAGAGGTACGTGCAAAAGATACGGATGATAATTGCGAATATGTGATCTATTGGTATGTTGACCGTATAGAAAAAGGTCGCAAGAAGATCAAGCGCATACAGGTGTGGGATGCAGAGAGAACATATTACTATGTGCAGGATGGTGACGGAGAGATCACAGTTGATGATTCAGAGACTATCAACCCGAAACCACATACGCTGTATAAAAAAGAAGGGGATGAAAAAATCTATCAAAAAGGATTTGGTTTCATTCCTTTCTTCCGTTTGGATAACAACAAAAAGCAGGTTTCAGACTTGAAAAGAGTAAAAGACCTGATTGACGATTATGATTTAATGGCTAGTAGCCTTTCAAACAACCTTGTGGACTTTGACACACCGATCCATGTTGTAAAAGGGTTCCAAGGTGACAATTTAGAGGAATTGCAACAGAATCTGAAAACAAAGAAGATGATAGGTGTTGATGAAGAAGGCGGTGTTGAGGTACACACGGTTGATGTGCCTTACGAAGCAAGGAAAGTGAAACTTGAACTGGATGAAAAGAATATTTACAGGTTCGGTTTCGGTCTGAATACTTCCGGGTTGAAAGACACGGCTGCCACAACCAACATTGCGATCAAGGCTGCATATTCCCTTCTTGATTTGAAGAAATCTAAATTATGGGTGAGAATCAAGCAGTTTTTGAAGAAGATCGTCAAGGTTGTGCTTGATGAAATCAACGAGAACAACAAAACAGATTATCAGCTTTCAGATGTGTATTTTGAATGTAAGCCTGAAATCATGAGCAATGCACATGAGAATGCACAGATTGAACTTACAGAAGCGCAGGAAGAGCAGACACGCATAAATACATTGTTGAGCATTGCGGAAAAGCTAGGTGACGAATTATTGATGCAAAATATCTGTGATGTGCTTGATATCGACTATGAGGAAATCAAAGGCAAGCTGCCTGATCCGGATGAAGCTGCAAATGCTGTGACGGATGCACAGAATGGATTGAATAGTGTGGTGGTAGAGGATGAACAAACGACAGAAGGAAATCCTGCAATCACAACTGGATAATGAGAAGCGTACTCTGAATGAATTAAAGCAGGTGTACACACAAGCCTTAAAGGACTGTGAAAAGAAGATTGCTGAACTGTCAAGCCGTAGAGATATGGAAAACCTGCAATCTATCATTTATCAGAAGAACTACCAACAGGCATTAAGAGGACAGCTTGAAGGTGTGCTTGAACAGCTTCACAGTAACGAATTTGCCACGGTATCTGATTATCTGACAAGATGCTATGAAGATGGATATATTGGTGTTATGTACGATTTACAGGGGCAAGGCATACCTGTTGTAATGCCGATAGATCAGGAACAGGTTGTAAAGGCTATACAGACAGACGCGAAGCTGAAAAAATCGTTATATGACAGTTTAGGCGAAGATGTGAATAAACTGAAAACAAGCATACGTGCAGAGGTTTCAAGAGGTATTGCAAACGGTTCTACATGGAATGATATAGCAGCAAAACTGACACGCAGTTTCAAGAATACACCATTCAATAAGGCATACAACAGGGCAATGACGATTGCAAGAACAGAAGGGCATAGGATAGCCGTACAAGCAGCAGACCGCGCACAGCACAAGGCAAAAGAGAAAGGCGCTGATGTTGTGAAACAGTGGAATTCCACACTTGACGGAAAGACAAGGGATTCTCATAGGCAGGTTGATGGAGAAATCCGGGAACTTGATGAAAAGTTTTCAAACAATCTTATGTTTCCAGGTGACCCTTCCGGTGGTGCGGAAGAGGTTGTGAATTGCCGTTGCGCATTGCTACAAAGGGCAAGATGGGCTTTAGATGATGCAGAATTGAACACTCTGAAAGAACGTGCGGAGTATTTCGGACTGGATAAAACGAAGAATTTTGAGGATTTCAAGGAAAAGTATTTGAAAGCATCAGAAGCTGAAAAAACAGTTGAAACATCTTGAACCTGATGGAGAAGATACATATAAATTCAAAGGTAAAGGTGTCGCAACAGAAGAAGAAATACAAGAATTGTTGAAACTTTATGAATCATATGTTGATCTGTTGGAAAACATATGATTACAAATTATAAAGATATGAAATAGAAAGCACTTTGCAGAAGTAAGGTGCTTTTTTCATGCAAAGAAAGGAAATAAATGAAAATCTTAATAATCGGATTTATTGAAATCATGGCAGTCGGTTTTGCCGCTGCCTTTTTTGCTGTCAATAAATCAAAAGACTACATGAAAAATCTATATGAATGAAAGGAGAATTACCATGAGTGAGAAAACAAAACAGTGGTTAAAGGCTGCCGGAGTTCGTGCAGTTAAGACAGTAGCGCAGACAGCAGTTGCAACAATCGGAACAAGTGCCGTATTAAGTGCGGTTGATTGGAAGGTTGTTGTATCGGCTTCTATTCTTGCAGGTATTCTTTCCATCCTCACATCTTTGGCAGGTCTGCCGGAAGTGAATGAAGAGGAAGCTGCTGAACAGAAAGAGGTTGTTTAATATGAGTATGAACGGAATAGACATTTCACACTGGAATGATGGAATAAACTTTGCCGTGGTTCCTTGCGATTTTGTCATAATCAAGGCAACACAGGGAACATCATTTGTTGATCCTTGCTGTGATAAATTCTATCAGGCAGCAAATAAAGCCGGGAAGAAGTTAGGTGTATATCATTTTGCAGATGGTAAAAGCACAGGTAGACAGGAAGCAGATCATTTCATAAAGAAAGTAAGAGGATATATTGGTGAAGCTATTCTTGTACTTGATTGGGAAGCTGATGCACTGAAAAAAGGTGTTCCATATGCCAAAGAGTTTCTTGACCGTGTATATGAGGTTACAGGTGTAAGACCATTAATCTACATGAGCAAATCTGTATGCCGGGAATATGACTGGTCAAGTGTTGCTCCTAATTATGGTTTATGGATGGCGCAATATGCGAACAAAAATAAGACAGGATACAAAGAGAATCCATGGACTGACAATAAAGGAATGGGAGCCTTCAAGAGCATTGCCATACATCAGTATTCTTCCACTGGAAGGCTGAACGGTTATAATGACGATCTTGATCTTGACATTGCCTATATGACGGCCGCTGCATGGGATAGATACGCAAAGCCTGTTACACCTGAAAAGGTGATTGAATACTATCCAAAGTATGAAGAAACGCTTGTGAAGGTGCTTGATTCTATGGGAATAAACAGTACATACGAATACAGGGCGAAGATTGCAGCAACAAACGGAATAAACGGATATAAAGGAACAGCGGAGCAGAATAAAAATATGCTTTCGCTCCTGAAAGAAGGAAAACTTATCAAACCATAACTGAATATTGAATTTAATGCACTTCAATACGGAGTGCATTTTATATTGCCCTGAACATGGCTTTATCTGTTCAATTTGTCCTGTCGCATGACATTAAAACTAGGCTTGTCAGCGGTGACACCGCATTTAAAAACAAAGGCAAACGAAAGGAAAATGATATGGAATTTTTGAAAGAAATCTTAGGTGAAGAACTTTTCAATCAGATTGAAGAGAAAATAAATGCTCACAACGGCAATGAATCAAATAAGGATAAGCAGGTGAAGCTTGGAAACCTTGCTTCAGGTGAGTATGTCGGAAAGGGTAAGTATGATGCACTGAATGAATTGCTGAAAGGCAAGGAAACAGAACTTACAACGGCAAATGGCTTGATTGCAGAACTGAAGAAGGGAACCAAAGGAAATGAGGAATTGCAGGGCAAGATAACAACCTATGAAACACAGGTTGAGGATTTGCAGAAGGAATTGCAGGAAACCAAGATCAAATCTGCTATAAAGGTAGGTTTGCTTTCTGAAAAATGCAAGGATGTTGATTATGTGACCTATAAGCTGATGGAAAGCCTGAAAGAAAAGGGAGAAACCTTGGAACTTGACGAAAATGACAACATCAAAAATTGGTCTGATAAATTATCAGGCTTGAAAACACAGTTGCCGAATCAGTTTGAATCTGCAAGCGGTGGTAAAGACGGTTTTCAGGTGCTTGGAGATAATAAACTAAAACAGGGTGACGGTGACAATTTAACAGTAACAAAAGAACAGTTTTTGAAGATGGGATACAATGACCGTCTGAAACTGAAACAGGACAATGAGCAGCTTTATAAGCAGCTTGCAAAAAATTAAGAGAAAAAGAAAAGAGAGGTAAATAACTATGGCTAGAACAGGTAATTTTGGTGGTTTCGTATTTGACGAAGAAGTATTTGCAGACATGATGCAGGAAGAAGATTTTTGGAAAAATGAGATTGCAGCATCCGGCATTGTTCAGCAGGACAGCACGATTATGGACTTAATCGGCACAAAGGGTAATGTGGCAACTATCCCTATCTACAAGCCTTTAAATGTTCATGATGAAAACATGGGCGCACTGAACAATGACGGTCTGACAGACAACACACCTGTTGAGATTTCAGGTGACAAGCAGACCTGTATGCTGATTCAGAGAATGAAGGCATTCAAGGCAAAGGATTTCACCAAGGAACTAACTGGTGCTGATCCTTTAGGTCTTATTAAGGGAAAGATTGCGAACTATTACAAGCAGGTATGGGAAGTTGAACTGATGAACATTGCAAATGCTGTTCTTGGTGTGACAGCACTTGCAGAGCATATCACAGATCTGTCTATCACTTCCGGTACTGTTGCTGATAAGAACATTGTGGATGAAACCACAATGATTGATGCAGAGCAGAAAGCACTTGGAGATATGGCAGGTGGTCTTGGTCTTTCAATCATGCACTCCAAGATTTTTGCAAAGTACAAGAAGCTTTCCCTTGTAGAGTATGACAAGTATGTTGTTGGCGGTGCAATCAAGCAGGATATCATGCTTCCTACAATCAACGGCAAGGCAGTTCTTGTAACTGACTATTACACCGTTGATAATACGGTTTCCGGTTTCCCTGTATTCAAGACATATCTGTTTGGTGAAGGTGCTTTCATTTCCGCAGATAAGACGAATTATGAGAATCAGTACACAACCAATTATGATCCTGAAACTTCCGCAGGTATTGATAAGTTCTACACAAAACAGGGTAAGGTTCTGCATCCGAACGGACTTTCCCTTGCAGTTGATAATATTGCAAAAGAATCACCTACTTTTGCAGAACTTGGAAACAAAGAGAATTATGCTCTTAAGTTCAACCACAAGAACGTGAAGATGGGTCTTATCAAGTCAAACGGCTAATGAAAGGGGCATGAACCATGAACAGATTCCTTATTGTTGATGGTCTGCCCTATTTATATGCTAATGGTAGTGCATATGCTGTCAGATGGGATGATAAAGGATTTACAGTAGGGAACGAAGTCAATTTGGACTTCGTTCCCTATCCTTTGTATTCCGAAATGGAAATTAAGGCAAAATGCAGTGTGCTTGATAGCATAGGGGCAGAGAAAGAAACAGAACAGCCTAAGAAAGTAACAAGTGGCAGAAAGAAATCCACGGAATAGGCGGTAAATCATGATAATTTCTGTAGAAGAATTAAAAAAGTATGTAAAAACGGATGAAGAGGATGCGGTTCTTGAATCTAAATTGCTTGCACTCGAACAGGCAATTAGAAAATACACAAACAACAATTTCCAAAACAGGGAAATCAGATTCATGTGTCCTGCAATGGTTGCAAAACTGTATGCCACATCACCATTCCTGAAAGTCGGTGATACCATTCAGATTTCAGAATCCATATATAACAACGGTATTTATGTAATTAAAGACATTTCAGATGGTTTCATAGAACTTGATAAAAGTATCTATGATGAATCCACAGTGCTTGTGACAAAGGTTGAGTATCCTGTTGATGTTGTAATGGGTGCAGTAAACATGATTAAGTGGGATTTGGAGAACCGGGACAAGGTAGGCATACAGTCAGAAACGATTTCAAGGCATTCTGTGACCTATTTCAATCTTGATGGTGATAATTCAACAATTGGTTATCCGAAGTCACTATTGGGCTTCCTGAACAGCTACAAGAAAGCGAGGTTCTAACATGATCGGTGGTAATACAGAAGCAACCTTCCAAATTAGGGTAGGCACAACAACAAACGAAATCGGTCAAAAGGTTTCCATGTGGCAGGATGTACAGGTAATAACCGGATATCTTGATTTGTCTGGCGGTGACAGTAAATACACAACCTTCAATGCAAAGTTGCAGGAAACAACACACATTTTTGTTGCCGATTATGTCCGTTTAGATGATTCTATCAAGGCAGAGAACAGCCGTGTGATTGTTGATGGTGGAAGATATGATGTGATGCTGATTGATGATCCTATGGGGCTTCACAAGCAGCTTGAAATCTATCTGAAATACACAGGGGGGCAGTGATATGTCTGTTGAATTTACTGATAACAGCGTAAAGGTAAAGGCTGCCTTGGATGATGCTGCCATTGCGTACCTGTATGAAGCAGCCGGAGAATTGGAAGCGCAGACAAAGCGTAACCAAACAAGGGTTGACACAGCAGAAACAAAAAACAAATGGACTTACATGGTTGATGAATCAAAAGGTGAAGCAGTAGTTGGAAATCCACTTGAAAATGCCATTTGGGAAGAATTTGGAACTGGTGAGTATGCTTTGAACGGTGACGGTAGAAAAGGCGGTTGGTTCTACAAAGATAAAAAAGGTGAAGGTCATTATACGCATGGTAAAACACCATTAAGAGCATTTTTTAATGCGTTTACATCATTGAAACCGAAGCTGATTCGTAGAGCAGAACAGATCATGAAAGAGAGGATGAACGATTGAGCAAAGAAGTATTGAAAATCATATCTGATGCAATGTCAGAAATGAATCTGAATTATGATTTCATGGAATGGACTTCAAAGCCTGTTTATCCGTATTTTACCGGAGAGTATCAGGAAATACCAACGTCAAGCGAGGACGGGGAGCAGGAAACAACATTCATCCTTAACGGATTTGCAAGGGATGTCGGAAATGATAAAACGGCATATCTTGAATTAGAAAATGCAAAAGAGAAGATAGCTAATTACTTTTCAAAGGTAAGTGGGAAAACGGTTATCACTGACAAAGGTTCAGCGGTAGCAGTTTTTTATGCAAACAGTTTGGTTATTCCAACAGGTGATGCCGAACTGAAAAGATTACAGATTAACTTAACAAGCAAAGAATGGAGCGTGAATTGAGTATGAGAAAATCAGGTATTAACAGTCAGACACCTAATGACTTCCTGCTTGGTGCAGGTGTAGTATTCAAAAACTTCAAGTATGTGTACAGTGAAGCAGAAGAAACAACACCGGGGGCATTAGAGGTTGTTGCTGATGATGCAGTGGAAGGTGAAAATCAGATTCGTATTGGAAAACTGAATCCAGGTGTTTCCTTCATTGGTCTTGCATCCACTTATTCAACACCAACAGTTGGTGATTATGTTGTAGGCGCATGGTCTGACGGTGAAGAAAACGTTTTGGGTGCAACAAATGGCGGTAACAAGCTTTCTATCGTGCCGGAGATTACACCGATTGAGGTTGATGGTGCAGTTGTAGAGATTAAAGGACTTAACCAGAAAACAGGTGAAACCGGGACATTGGAAGTAAACCTTGCACAGCATACGATTGAATCTATCAAGAGAGCAATCGTAGGTAAGGAAGTAGACAGCATTATCAAAGGATATACGCAGATTCAGACAAAGAGCCTGATCGAGTTGTCAGATTATATGGATAACATTGCATATGTTGGAACTATGACAGATGGTACAGAAATCATTGTTATTTTGGAGAATGTCATTTGCTCATCCGGTCTTGAATTGGAAGGAAAGAACAAAGAAACATCCGTTGTTGCGACAACATTCAAGGCAACAGCAGATTTCGCAAGCGGTGTATATGATACACTTCCGATTTACATTTTCTATCCAAACAAAAAGACAGCATAAGGAGCGAATAACCTATGAGCAGAGTAATTGAGAAAGCAGTAATTGAAGCAGAAGGATTTGATATATCAATGAATGAAGTGGAACAGGTAGAAGAATCACAGAAAGAAGTGATTGAAAGACCGTACAAATTGCGGAAATTCAAGGATTCTGATTTGTTTATGCTATTGCAAATATTAAAGAAAATCGGTATCAAGGATTGCAAGGAAGCATTTATTCAGGTTGCTTCCGGGGAAAAATCCGTGAAGGAGATCGGAATTTTGACAGCGTTTGACCTTGCTGATATCCTGATCGGCAATCTTGCAAAGGCAGAGGATGAAATCTATACACTGTATTCAATCCTTTCAGGAATCCCGGTAGAGGAAATGAAAGAAATGGAGTTCGGTACACTTCCTTTGATGATCTATGATTCTTTCAGTGAGGTTAAGAACACGGCTTTTTTCAAGGTGCTTTCCAAATTGCTTTAATAGGTGAGATTGAGTTCATGGATTTGCTGTATTCAAGGTACAGCAATCCAATGGAACTCATGACAATCTATATCAATCAAGGGCGATTTGGTGAGTTTGTCTCCGAAGTAATGGAAATGGACTATAAGAGAAAACAGGAAGAAGCAAAAAAAGAAGAAGATAACAAGTTGTGGCTTGCTTATATTATTAGTATGTCAGACAAGCCATTTAATGAATGGAAGAACGGGTTGAAACAGAGCAGTAAAGAGAGCAGGAAAGAGCCTGTATCATTATCCATGACGGATGAACAGGTGTGTGATGCAAAGAATACTGCAAGGAATATATTAAAAGGTTTCAATCCTTCATAATGGGGTAACGCTTATGGAATTGTTTAAGCTATTTGGAAAGATAGCAATAGACAATACAGAAGCGGAACAATCACTTGATAAGACAGCATCAAAAGCCAAGGATTCAGCGGATGAAACAAATTCAGCTTTTTCAAAGATTGGCGGTGTTGCGAAAAAGGTTGCCGTTGGCATTGGAGCAGCCGGAACAGCAATAGGCGGTGCTTTTATCGGAGCGGTTGAAGGTACAAGAGAATACAGGGTTGAAATGGCAAAGCTAGATACTGCATTTGTCACAAATGGTCATTCATCAGAAGTAGCAAAAAAGACATATTCAGACTTAAATGCGGTTCTTGGTGACAGTGGACAGGCGGTTGAAGCATCAAACCATCTTGCACTGCTGACAGACAACGAAAAAGACCTAGGAACATGGACAGATATATGTACAGGTATTTATGCCACTTTCGGTGATTCCTTACCGATTGAAGGATTGACGGAAGCTGCAAATGAGACTGCAAAGGTTGGACAGGTAACAGGTCCTTTGGCTGATGCTTTGAATTGGGCGGGAATTTCAGAAGATAGTTTTAATGAAAAGTTGGAGAAATGTTCCAATGAACAGGAACGGCAAAAACTTATCATGGAAACGTTGAATGGTGTCTATAAGGATGCATCAAAGCAGTATCAGGAAACAAACAAAGATGTTATAGAAGCAGAAAAGGCGAATGAACGGTTGCAGGATGCGCTTGCAAAAGTCGGAGCAGTTGGCGAACCTGTTATGACTGCAATTAAGAATGCAATCGCAGGAATGGCAGAAAAGGCTGTTCCGGTCATTGCTGATCTGATAAAGAAGATACAAGATTTCTCCGTTTGGATAAAAGACAACGAAGAAAAGGTGAAGATGTGGTCAGGACTGATTGCTATTGCAATGGTAACTGCTTCCGGATTTGTTCTTGTGCTTACATGGTCTAACATCATGAATAAAGCAGCATCCGCATTGAATGTTGTGACGGTGGCTGTTAAGGCCTTAAATGTGGCAATGAGGGCAAATATAATAGGATTGGTTGTAACGGCTATTTTGGCTCTTGTAGCTGCTTTTATTTACCTATGGAACAATTGCGAATCCTTCCGCAATTTTTGGATCAATCTATGGAAAATCATTAGTAATGCTGCTAAAGAAGCATGGACAGCAATCAAGAAAGCATTTAGCGGTATCGGCAAATGGTTTTCTGAAAAGTTCGATCAGGTGCAGAAAGCCGGAAAGAAAGCCATGAATGATGTGAAAAAATGGTTTTCTGATGGTTGGAATAATGTAAAAAAGGCATGGTCAGGTGCTGTCAAATTCTTTAAAGGCATATGGAGCGGTATCAAATCCGCTTTTTCATCCGTGAAATCATGGTTTACAAATATCTTTAAGTCAGCATGGAACGGTGCTAAGAAATCGTGGAATGGTGCAAAATCATTCTTTTCCGGGATATGGTCAGGAATTAAGGGTGTATTTAAAACTGTAGCTTCATGGTTCGGTAATACATTCCGTTCAGCATGGAATAAGATAAAATCCGTTTGGAACGGTGCAAGGTCATTCTTCCAAACTGTGAAATCATGGATCACAAAGCCTTTTTCATCAGCGAAAACATTTATTACTGATACATTCAGTAAGATTTATACAACCATCAAAGACAAGATAAATTCAGCGAAAGATTCAGTGCAGAAAGCCGTTGACAAGATCAAAGGCTTTTTTAAGTTCAAATGGTCTTTGCCTAAATTGAAAGTACCTTCATTCTCAATCAAAGGTAAGTTCAGTTTGAAAGATATGAGTGTTCCGAAAATCAGCCTGAAATGGAATGCAGAAGGTGGAATACTAACAGATGCAACGATATTCGGTATGAGTGGCAACACACTTTTAGGCGGTGGAGAAGCAGGGAATGAAGCCATTGTACCTATTGACCTACTAATGGACTATATCAGACAGGCAAACAATGAAAGCAATGCAGCAATCATTGAAATGCAATCAAGGATGATTTCAAGAATCATAGAGTTATTGGAAGAAATACTTGGTATGAAAATATGCCTTGATAGCGGTGTTTTGGTTGGTGAATTGACACCTGCCATTGATGCAAGGCTAGGAAAGATATATTCAAAGGCAAACAGAGGTAACACACGGTAACGCATCCGTGCGTTTTTTAATGTACGAAAGAAAGGGGGTAAACCTTTCATGGAATTATTCAAATTACTTGGAACGATTGCCATAAACAATACTGATGCAAATAATGCAATCGAAGAAACAACCGGAAATGCGCAAAAGTCAGAAGGAAAGATTTCTTCTGCAATGAAAAAGATTGGTGCTGCAGTTGTAACGTATATTGCAACTGATAAGATAAAAGCATTCGGAAGTGAATGTGTAGAAATGGCATCAAATGTGCAGGAAGTTCAGAACAAATTTGATGTAGTATTCCAGGGCATGACAGATGATGTTGAAAAATGGGCTGAAAAATATGCTGATTCAATCGGAAGAAACAGAAACACCATAAAAGAATACCTTGCAGACAATCAGAACATGTTTGTTGGCATGGGTATGACCAGGGAACAAGGTGCAAAGCTTTCTGAACAGATGATTGAACTTGGACTTGATTTGGCGTCTTTCAACAATCTTCAAGAAGATGAATCTGTGAATGCATTGTCAAAAGCATTGATGGGAGAATCTGAATCGGCAAAAAGGCTTGGTGCTGTATTGAATGAAAACACAATTGCAATGGCACAAGAGCAACTTGGATATAAAGGGAAATTCCAAGCACTTACTGAAGCGCAAAAAATGGAAGTCAGGTATCAAGCTATTCTGAATCAGTCACAGGATGCTGTTGGTGACTGTGCAAGATCACTTGATTCATACAAAGGTAGACAAATTCAGGCACAATCTGCAATGGAAAATCTGAAGGAAACAATTGGAACAAGATTGATTCCTTACATGACAAAAATGCAAGAGAAATTTGGTGCTGTAGCTTCAAAATTAGTAGAATATGTGAATCCGGCATTTGATCAGCTTGAACAAGCTGCAAGCATTGTAGGTTCGTTTTGGAGAAATGTACTGCAACCTGCAGTTGAAGATGTTGGTGAAGCATTTTCTGCAATATGGGATGCACTTCAACCTGTCATTCAAAGTTTCACAGACATGCTTCCCGAAGTGGAAGGAAACATTGATGTGATGGATATATTCAGAACAACGTGCTTGGAAATTGCGGATGCTCTCAAATGGTTTGCAGATCAGTTGCTGTTGGTTTCTGATTGGATTTCAGAACATCAAACAGCGGTTGAAGTGATGGTGACAATCATTGGTTCAGTTGCTGCAGCTATTTTATTAGTGAATGCAGCGGTTACAGCATGGAATGTTGTTGCCGGCATAGCAACAGGTGTTACAACAGCACTTGGCGCAGCGGTTGCATTCCTTACTTCACCAATAGGAATTGCTATTGCAGCCATAACAGCCATTATTGCGGTTGGTGTATTGCTTTATAAAAATTGGGATACAGTCAAACAAAAAGCAACAGATTTATGGAAGAGTATTTCAGATACATTCAATAACATCAAAAAAAGTATCAAAGAAAAGATTGATGATGCAAAGGAATCTGTAAGAAATGCGATTGAAAAGATAAAAGGATTTTTCAAATTTGAATGGTCTTTGCCAAAACTGAAATTGCCACATTTCAGCATTTCGGGGAAATTCAGTCTTGATCCACCTTCAATCCCAAAAATAGGTGTTGATTGGTATGCAAAAGCTATGGATAATCCAATGATTATGGATAAGCCTACAGCATTTGGAATCAATAACCTTGGGCAGATCATGGCAGGTGGAGAAAAAGGAAGTGAAGTAGTTTCTGGTACTGATACTCTAATGGGGATGATTGGGAAAGCGGTATCAGAAAACAACAGTGCAGCAGAGATTGCAGAAGCGGTTAGAAGTGCTGTAATTGAAGGACTTGAAACAATTGATTTCTCTGCATTTATCAAGATTGAACCAGATGATAGAAGATTGTTCAAAGTTGTTGAAAAACAGGCAAAAATTCAGAAGAAATCCACAGGAAGAGAGGTGTTCACATAATGTCTTATAAAGGATATAGGGTAAAATTAGGTAACACCACTATTCCTGAATTGCTGATTGCAAAGGGTTCCTATTCGTATGAAAACGAAAAAAGACTAATCAGAACATGGCAAGATGCAAATGGGAAATATCATGATGATTATTTCAAAAATCCAAAAGCAAAAATCACTTTTTCCATCAGGGCAAGAAATCAAGAAGACCATGAATCAATCAAAGATATATTCATGAATCAAAACAACCTTACTGTGGAATACTTTGATGATTATTCCTGCACCTACAAAACAGGTACATTCAAGATGAAAGCACCAAAGATACAACATAGATTTGCAAGTGGTGTATTGTTCTATGAACCTACCAATATTGAATTGGAGGAATACTAATGATTGACGTATCAGAAACAACAAAAAGAGCATATTTTGATGATTCGTATGATAAACAGATAGTAATTGATTTTGAAAATGAAAATCAATCAAAAGTTGATGGTGTGAATTTATATCATGGTGATCTGTGGAATGATACAGTTAGTTTAACAGGTTATGGTGAAAAAAATACTTTAGTAAAGTTTTGGTCAAATTCATATTCAGATCTTAATAATTTTTCTAATTATGTTAAATGCGAATACTTCAAATGCAGAAAGAAAGGCAACATAATTTTTGATTTAATGATATTTGGCAGTGAATATGTTGGTGGTGAATTTAGGCTTGAAGTGCTTTACAAAAAAAATGATGGAAAAATATATCAAACGAATTTTAGAAATGAACATACAGATGATTTTTACGGAAAAGGAATTAAAAGATATTGTTTGATTTCAAGATACTTGAATGATTGTTCGCAAATATTAGAAATCAGAATAAGAAACATGTCTGATCATTATATGAAATATAATGTTAAAGTCGGATGTTTTGGTATTTTTGCAACTAATGATATTGTAACAGATGAATATAGATTCAATTACATAGAACCATTAAGTGATTATTCTGTTTTAGGCGAACCAATTCAATATGATCCATCTTTGCAACCACTTACCAATGAGAATCTGAAAGCAGAATCCTTTTCACTTACTGAATCATTGTGTTCTGCCGATAATCTGAAATTCGGTTTATGCGAAAGCAGTTTCTGTGAATTTTCATACTACGGAAGAAGCGAAAAATTCAGAGGAAAAACAATAAATGTATATCAGAAGCTGATAGATAATACAAACTATATACAAGGTTGTGTTCCGCTTGGAAGGTTCAAAATCACAAGTTCACAAAAGCAATCATCAGGCGGTACAGAAGATGCAAGAAAGATAGTTGCATATGATGGATTGCTAAAACTAGAAGAAAATGCTGCCGATTGGTACACACAGTACATGTTCGGTGTGAATACATCAGCAAGGGCAACCAGATTCGGTTTTGAATATGCAAGGCAGATATTCAGCACTTATTATAACTTTGCAAAATCTATTGGTATTGAAGAAGATGCAGATTATGGTGGTGTTGAAAGAATTGCTTACAGACCATATGATTCTATTGAACCTGTAGATATGTTTAGTGAACCATTTGGAACAAATAGAAAAAGAATCCAATATGGAATTGGTGGTTGTATCACAGCTAATCCAAGAAAGTTTTACAAGGTAAAAAGAAGCAATTGGATGTTTTCTGATGATATTGTTTTCAGAGATTTCCTTGATGGTTACAAAGAAGAAATTGATAGTCTTGGAAGAGGTGCATTGAATAAAGGTTCTATTCTTATAGAAGAACATAGAACAAGTGGATTCAATAGATTTGTTGTTGATGCTGATGATTGGTTTGCAATCCATGATGATACTGATTATTTTAATGTATATGTAACAAAACGGACAGTTGAACAAGACGGAACACCATTAAGAAGAATCACAGAAGAAGTTGAAGTGTATGAAAGCACAAAAGAAAACAATCTCACAAATGCTGCTTGTAGGCTGATGTACTACAATTGGTCAAGTTGTGAGATTTTTTCATGTGATTCATCCATAACAGGAAGGGATGTAATCAGATCACTTCTTGAAGTGTGCGGTTGCTTCTACAAACTTGACAGGTACGGAAAACCACAGTTCAAATACTGTACAAAATCAGCTTTATATCCTAGTGAAACACTTTATCCGAAAGATACTTTGTTCACCAGAGGATATGAAGGGATATTCAAAAATGCTCAATATATCAAATTTGACTGTGAAGATTATACTGTTCAGGACTATGGAAAGATTCAGATCAAGAAAAATTCTGATAGCAATGAAACAAAATCCATTGTTGAATGGCAGTATGTAGGCGATTCAAACAAGAAGAATGCATACATCATTGAAGACAATATATTCTATTGCCACAGTGCAATGGAATATGAATATGATTCCATGGCAGAAGTGTCTGAAATGCTTGAAAACATGTATTTGAGAATCGCTGATATGGGCTACGTTCCGCATGATACAGATGCGGTTGGAATGCCATATCTTGAATGCGGTGATAGAATCATCCTTCTTACCGAAAATGGTGGTATTGAAACATTCATCTTTTCAAGAAACCTGTCAGGCATACAAAGTATGCAGGATAACTTTGAAGCAAAAGGTGATGAATACAATGAACAGATAAACGATTTCGGATATAGCGAATGGGGGAATACATAATGGAAAAATCATATGAAAGAATAAATTGGGAAAATGAACCTTCCATACTAACACCACTCAATGCAGTGAATCTCAACAAAATGGATTATTCACTGAATGAAATTGATGATAGGGTTATTTCCTTGGATAGTTCAAAAGCAAAACAAAGTGATTTGCTGCTTTCCGTAAAAGGAATCACATACAATCAGAATACAGGTATTTTTGTATTCACATGGCAAAATGGTTCTACTTTGGAAGTGGATTTGAACATTGAAAAAATTCCTGTTTCATTCTCCATGAGTGAATCAGGAATCATTACCATGATAACAACAGATGGAACAGAATACACATGTGATGTTGCCGAACTGATTAAGGCATATTTGTTTGATGATAGTGATCAGATTGCATTTACAGTAACTACATCAGAAGATGGAAGTTATCATGTAACAGGAACAATCAAGAGCGGTTCTATCACAGAAGAAATGCTTGAATCAGGTATGCTTGGAAGAATCAACAGTGCAAAAGGATATGCGGAAGAAGCATTGAACAAAGCAACAGAAGCAGCATCAAGTGCAGTAATGGCAGAAAGCTATGCAAAAGGCGGTACAGGAACTAGAGAAGGTGAAGATGCAGATAATGCAAAGTATTATGCAGAAAAGGCAAAAGCTATTGCAAATATTGATATAGCAACCACAGAGAAAGCAGGTATTGTAAAGCCTGATGGAACAAGCGTTACAGTTGATCCTGATGGAACAATCCATGCACAGACAGGAACAAACATAGAAGCACTTTCTGATATTGGTGATGTAAATATTCAGAATCCACAAGATAAACAGGCACTTGTATATGATTCTGCAACAAAAAAGTGGAAGAATGGACAAGGTAGCGTTTCTTCTGCTATTTCAGATGCATGGAATGCTTCTACTACTTATGCAGTAGGGCAGTATTGTATCTATAATAATTTACTTTGGAAGTGCCTTGTACAGCATAATGGGCAGACACCAACAGAAGGAACCTATTGGACAAAAGTTAGTGTTGGAAATGAAATTGCTTCTGTAAACTCAAGTTTAAGTGTAGTAGGATTTTCCAACGAAACACAAACAAAAATGGTATCAAACGTTTCTATTGCATTTAGAATTGGAAACTATGTCATTTGTTTAATTAGTGGTGAAACTAGCAATGCTCAAACAGCACCATGCGGTGTTTTTATGAATAATTTACCTGCTCCGTCTGAAAATAAAGACTTCAAAGCATCTAACGGTGGCTATGTTCAGATTAGACCAGACGGAGGATTAAGAAACTATGTCCCAAGTGGAACAATAGGTGTATTTACTTGTGTTGCTATGTGGGAAATTTCCAACTAATCTGTTTCGTGTAAATAATTATTTTAATCATCTTGAATAAGCGTACATATCACAAACAGCAGTAGAACCATTTAAAACAAAAGCGACTATCTCAACTCTATCTTCAAAAACATTTATTACACAGTAGTTTGAAGTAGAATTATTTCCATAACCTTGCGTAAGTCCTTTGGCAACATTTTTAGGGGTACTAAGCATAAGTTTAGAAACATGGAATGTGAAAGAATTTGTCGAATTACCTACAACAATTATCATTTCATTCCAATTTATATCCGAAAAATTTAGTATTGTGCCAGAATAACCATGCTTATTTAATTTCCATTTTAAACTTGAGTTTAGCTATCAATGAAGAATCGAACCTGTTAATTTTTTATTAAGAAAGAGAGGATAAAAAAAATGAAATTTTACGTTGAAGAAATCACAGTCTTAAAAGACGGAACATCACCAATTGCAATCACAGAAAAGCCTAGTGAAAATGATGCAAGAGCATCATTCCATCAGGCAATGGCATCTGCAATCATCAATCCAAATGTTGCAAGCATACATGTTGAAGCAAAGAATGATGTTGGTGGCATCTATGAGAGTGGAACATGGATTGCACCTGTAGAAGTTGCAGAAGAAGTTGCAGTTGAATAACAATCATACAAAAGATAACCGCACGATTTGCAGAAAGTGAGGTTATCCATGAAAGGTGTAAAATTCGGGAATCTTCATTCATGGGATGATTTTTCCCTTATCCTTTCACAAAAGACAATCAGAACACCATCACTTAAAACGGAATCTGTTGATATTCCGGGCAGTGATGGTGTTCTTGATTTGACAGAGTTTTTCGGTGATGTGAATTATAACAATAGACATTTATCATTTGATTTTTCAACGAATGTTTCACAGAGTGTGTTCTTAGAATTGTTTGCAGATATTCAGAATGCGCTTCACGGGCAAAAGATGCAGATTATCCTTGATGAAGATGCAGAATGGTATTATACAGGCAGAATCAAGGTGTCAGAGTGGAAATCAGATAAAAATATCGGAAAGCTGACTATTGACTGTGACTGTGAGCCGTACAAGCTGAAAATAACAGAAACGGTGGTTTCAAAGGCTGTCAGTGGTACATTGAATATTGTACTTCCAAACAGTAGAAAGAGAGTAGTGCCGACAATCACCACGGATGCGGAAATGAAAATTTCTTTCGGCACATATTCAGGAACATTCAGTGCAGGTACATTCAGAATACCGGAACTGGAACTTATTGAAGGTAATAATACTGTTACTGTAACAGGAACAGGAAATATTACTTTCCGATACAGGGAAGGAGCGTTGTAAATGTACAAGGTGTATTGTGATTCCTTCCTTCTGTATAACGATCAGTTATCAGAATACAAGATATTTGAACCGAAAGCGGAACTGGAACTGAATAAAATAGGAAAGTTTGATTTCATCATATACAATAATCATCCGAACTTTGACAAGCTGAAAAGGCTAAAATCCATCATCCGTGTATATCAGGATGATTATTTATTGTTCCGTGGAAGAATCCTCAATGATGAACAGGGATT